CTGCTAAGAACAATCTAGTCTTATCTCAGGCACTCAATCCACTACGCAAGATGATGGTTGTTGTAGCACGTAGACCATCTATTGATGGTGAGATGCGGGGACAATTTGACGACGTACTAGGCATTCAGTTGCTTCGCAATAGGTTCGCATTACTTGCGATGGAAGCAGCGGAAAAGTCTGTTCAGGCTCCGATAGTTGTTCCTTCTGATGTTGGTGAATTGCAGGTAGGACCAGATGCAATTATCCGCACCGCTACACCACAAAGTGTTCGCCGTGTAGACCTAAATATTCCAGCAGGTGCATTTACAGAACAGCAGTTATTACAACAAGAACTGCGTACTGGAACACGATACCCAGAATCACGTACTGGAAATATTGATGCAAGTATTGTTACGGGACAGGGCGTTCAAGCCCTTATGGGTGGATTTGATACACAGGTCAAGTCTGCTCAAGCAATCTTTGCTTCTGCACTTAAAGATGTTATTAGTCTTTGCTTTGAAGTTGATGAGCGATTCTTTAATTTTCAAAAGACTATCCGTGGTGTAGATGCTGGTTCACCATACAGTCTTGACTATTTGCCAAGCAAAGATATCAAGAATGATTACTCTGCAGATGTCCGCTATGGAATGCTTGCTGGTCTTAATCCAGCGCAGGGTCTTATCTTTATGCTACAAGCACTTGGCGGCAAACTTATCTCTAAAGATTTGGCACAACGTGAATTACCATTTGGTATTAACGTGACACAAGAACAAGAAAAGATTGAAGTAGAAGATATGCGACAAGCACTTATTACTTCACTTCAGCAATATACTCAAGCAATTCCGCAGATGGCATTAAGCGGTGCAGACCCATCAGATGTAATCCGTAAAGTTGCTAGCGTTATTAAGGCTCGCCAAAAAGGGACGGCGCTTGAAGATGCTGTAGAAGATATCTTCGCCCCAGAATTACCTCCTGCTGGCGCACCAATGGTTGAGCAACCGTCCCCTGCTCCCGCTGCGTTGGCAGGAGGCGCACCTCAACAACCAACACTACAAAGCCTTCTTTCTAGTTTGACATCAGGTGGAGAGGCTTCAGCAAGCGCTAGAACTGTAACTCGGAGGTAGTAATGCCACCGCGTAAAAAAATTAATAAGGCTAAACCACAGCCTAAACGTAAACGCACAACAAAAGAACCAGTACTAGTTAAAATTGATTTCTGGGCTATTGCAGCAAAAGAAGTTTATGATGCTTGTATCCGTGCTGGTTTTGATGAAGGAACTGCTATGGCATTTGCTATGGATAGGTCAAGTTATCCTGATTGGATAGTTGACCCGCTAGACCCAATTAAGAATCCATTAGACGACTTTGATGAGGATGATGATTAATGACAGTTAATGAAAAAGTCTCTGGCATTGGTGCAAACTCTGAAAGAACAGACCTTAATGTTTCTAATCAACCGATTAGATATATTGCTGGTTTAGGTTATGGTGAAGGCGGAGCAGTTGCACAACAGGGTGGTGCTCCTATGGCGGGTAGCGTTCCTATGCCTGATGTTATCCCACTTAGTGAGCCAACACGTAGACCTAATGAGCCAGCATCATATGGTTTAGATATTGGTCCTGGACCTGGTTCTGAGATTGTTAATCTTCCAAATACTGAACCAACCGCTTCTACTGTTTTACGTAAGATTGCTCAGTTTGATAACAGCGGTGAAGCAGAATTGGCTATTAGTTATCTATCAGATTATGGGTTCTAATGGGACGTATCATAAACTCCGCAGTAGGAGAAGTAAGTCCTAACCTTTACAAGGCTGCCCTTGGTGCTAACTTAAATCCACAGGAACAGGTTGTCTATGAACAACTAATGTTGACTGTAAAGAAAGCCAAAAAGTTACGTGGTATGTCACCAGAGAGAGCAAAACAAGAGTTTCGTTCTCTTAAGCCTCAGGCACAAGATGCAATTCGTGCGCTATATCCAACTGCTAAGTTTGCTGAAGAAGACCCATCTAATTTTGACCGCGCTTTTGGTGCATTTAAAAAAGTAGGCGGATTCTTTTTATCACCTGTTGTAGAAACTTTTAAGGCTGCTGGTGTATATGGCAAGTTGATTAATATGCCATATTCAGGAATACAGCAAATCCGTCAAGGCGCAGACCCATTTTCTAGAAAGACGTGGGAAAATGCCCACGATGGCAAGAATCTTTTTAATGAAGAGACTCTAACTAAGTTAGAACAAAAGTATAGTCCTGCAGAAGTTAAACTGGCTAAAGGTTTATTAGAGGGTAAAACTCCTGGTGAGATTATTGAAGAGTACGGCAAGCCAGATGAGAATATTCTTAGCGCGGTAGTTACTTCCCTGAACGACCCAGATAAGTTTAGACCGATTATTGGCGATGTTAAGTATGCTCAGTTCTCACCTGGTAGAGACTTGCTTAAAGATGCGACTATTACTTATAACACAAAAATTCCTAATTCTGGTGGTTTGCTTGCTCGTTTTATTTTGGGAGACTTGAATAATCCAGAAACTCGTAAAGACTGGGAGAGAGCAGCCCGCTTTACAAGCGGAATGATTGATTTCTTTTATCAAATTGCAGTAGACCCACTTACTTGGTTTACTGGCGGAAGCACTAAGGTATTTACTAAAGGCGAGAAGTTAGCCGAAAACCTTTTGACAATGGCTAACAAAGGCGATGTTGCTGGCGGAGTTCGCACTGTATTCGCTGATAAAGATGTTATTAAATTATGGGATGAGCAGGCTGGTCCTATGATTAAAAAGATGGCAGATGCCAGGGCTGTGAAAGATACAGCAACCTTTGCTGTTTTACGCCGTGACTTCGGTAAGCAGTTCCCAGGGCTTAACCGAGATGAAGCCATTGATTTTTATATAGATAATAAAGTTTTTGATGCTAAATCAGCAGAAGCAAGATTTACCGATGTAAGCAATATCCATTATTTGCTTAGCGGTCGTGTTGATGGTATTTCTTATACCCGCAACGGTATTGCTACGGCTAGAAATCAACGTCATCTTTCAAGCGGTATAGCAACCTTTGCTTATAATGTTTTTAACCCAACAAGCGCTATTACTGCTGGTAAGGCAACCCGCTCTATTCAAGAGTTAGAAAAAAAGGGTGGGGATATAGTCCAGATTCTTAGTAAGTCTGGCGAAGAGATTGACCAAGGTGTCAATCCGCTTATTAGCCAACTTAAAGATATTGATGGCGATATACGCAAAGCGCAGAGAATTGCTCGTGCTGCTGGTAAATTGATGGCACGTTCTCCATCAGGCGGTGGTATCCGTTATGGTGAAGATGCTATTAAAACTATTGACAACTTCCGTCTTGTAGCACGACAGGTTTTGCCACGTGACCTAGCAGATTTTGTCACAATTCACTTTTTGGATTCATCTGCCGATGAGCAAGTAGTGATTGTTCGCAATCTTTATGCTGCAATTATGGACCGATATGGTTTGTCTGGCACTGTTCGTGGTAAAGAACTGCGTAATCAAATTCTTAACAAGACCTTTAACAATCGTTCTGGTATGACACTTATAGCAGATACGCAGATTCCTAAGGATTTTGCATCAGAGGTTAGTTCTTATGTAATCAGAACTGAAAATGATGTACCAATTATTCAATCTCGTGGAATCGTGCATCCGTATCAGGTAGCAGAACAGATTGCACCTCTGCCATACGAGCAGATTATTGAGACTGTGGCTACATATAACAAGGGCAAAAACATTCCAGCCCTATTTGATGGGGCTACACGCAATAGATACATCACCAACTTCGTAGATTTCTGGACTATCTTGACACTTTTCCCACGTTTGGGTATCCGAAGTGCTATTGATGAGACATTTATGTATGTTTTTAATGCTCCAGCCAGCGACCTTAGAAACTTTGCACTAGGACAGGGACGTAAATTAGGTAAAGTTGCTACAGCATTTACTGCTTCTAAGGCAGCAGTTGGTCCTATTAAGCGTGGAATCAACAAACTATTTCTTAAAGGCGGCGCTGAAGAGGCTATTCCAATCGCTGCCCGTCAACAGATTGCTGCAGATATAGCAAGTAGCAAGAAGATTCCGATTGAAGAAGTCACTCATATGATGATTCGTGAGGAAACTGCTAAACGCGCTATAGATACCTTCGGCAAATCAAAAGCAATTAACTTTGAATACTTACGTCAGGTATTAGTACACCATCCAGATGTACTGAACTCTATGGCTCAGTCACTGTCAGCCCGTACATCGCTATCAGGTGCTTTTGACCAGCAGATTTTAGATGCTATCTTCACACCTTCTATGCTTACTCAGGCATTAAATGATGCTGGGCTTAAGACTGGACGTAAGTTCCGTGCTATCTCAACCCGTGAACTACGTGCTGCTAATGAAAAGTGGTTAACGCTAGCGCATTATGACGCTTGGTACCTACAGTTTGTTAACAATAAGCGTAGCGTTCCGTCTATAACTGGTACTGCTAACCGAGTTCTAGACCCAGCCGCTGTGTTTTTTGCTAATGATGGGCTACGTACAGCAAGCAATTTTGCTACTGCTAGAACGGATTTACTCCGTGCAGTTGGTGTTGAATGGGATTTTGTTACTAAGCAATACCTAGTCAAAGACCCAGTAAGCGTTAAAGAATTCCTTAGTTTGTTTGGCGATAGTGTCTACTTCCGTCAGAATAAACTACCTGATGCAGAGATTGCTCGTATCCACGCAGAAACTATGTTGCTAGATATGCGTAATACTTTCCACGGTGGACCTAGCGCATTTAATCAGGCGCTACTAGATGCAGTTCGTAGCAAATATAATGACCTTGTTAAGTACGAAAAGACATCAGGTAAGAAAGTAAATAGTAAGTGGTCTAAGGCTTCTTCTAGTTTATCTTTCCAAGACTTTGAGAAAGCAACTGATGGCTATAAGCCGATGGGTGATATCAATACCCGCATAGAGTTTGATGGTTTTGTTCCATCCGAAGACCTACCTAGTATGTGGGAAAAGTTTGGCAATGCGATTATGGAGCAGATGGACCGTCAGGTAACGGGTCTATACCGCCAACCAGCAGTAATGATTGCATACTCACGTTTGCGTGAGGGCTATGCTGGGCTAGAGCGTGAGTTTGCTCAGAAGGTATTTAAAGAAAAGATGGCTGCTAAGCCATACGCCAATGCTAATCCAGCAATTATGGATAAGTTTATGGATGAGGCAGAGCAGATGGCGCAAAAGCGTTATGCTGAAATTGCTATGAATGAAGCAGTAGATTCAGTTCTAAAGTTTGCCGATAACCCTGCTATCCGTTCTAACCTAGCAATGAATACTAGAACTGTAGCCCGTTTCTATCGTGCTACTGAAGATTTCTGGCGACGTTACTACCGCTTAATGCGTGAGAAGCCATTGCAGGTTATCTATCGTATGCGTTTAGCACATCAAGGCTTAAATGCACGTGGTGAAGTTTATGAAGACGAAAAGGGCGAGCCATATGTAGTCTTGCCTACGGACACTATCATCAACTCAGCAGTTGAACCAGTAGTCCGTGCTATCACTGGTGGTTCTTTTAAAGTTCCACAGTTTAATGACATTACACTAAAACTGCGTCTTATCAATCCATCCTTTGCTCCTGATGCAGGACAGCCAAGTCTTAGTGGTCCAATTGCAGCAATATCAATGCTTGGATTTAAATCAATGCTTGGATATCTGCCAGGACAACTTAAGCCTGGGGC